AGAAATTAACAAAATCAAACAAAAAGAATTATCCAATGGACTTATGTGATTGTGGAAATTCTAAAAGTGTTGATGCAATGACATGCCGAGAGTGTTATAAAAAGAAGCACTACGCAAAACAAAAAGAAGAGGAAGTGACAGAATGAATAACAATCTACAAATGCGAGAGTATACTAATGGTTGTATAATAATAGATGCTCAACCTTGTAGCCAGAGCTTTGGAGGAAGAGCCTGTTTCGGATTGCAATCATACGCCACTACATCTCTGTGGGTAAGTCAGAGGACTCCAAAGTTCGTTTTCTTAGGAAACACAGAAAAATGAAACTAGAAACAATAATCAAAAAAAGTGAAATAAAATTTAATTTTGTAAGTTACAATGGGAATTGGATTTATGAAAATAAAGATAATTTATATTATTTTGAAAAAGCCAAAGAGGTTGAAGAATACGAAGGTAGTCCATTTTTTGATTGGACAAAAGATAGAGACTTAAAATTAGTAAAAAAATATAAGAGGGTGTATGAAAAAGACTAAATCATTAGAAAAAAGAGCAGAAGATTTTCATAGATTGAGATATAAAGAAAATGTAGAATTACAAGAAAAATTTAATAAAAGTAATATTACTTGTGGATTTATGAGAGAACCCTATTATAATCCAACAACAAATGAGATAAAAGGATTTTGTTATTTTAGAGAACAACAAAAATTACAACCAACATGTGTAAGACACTTACCTTTTACTACAGATAATTGTAATGTTTATGATAAATATAGGAAGACGAAAAAATGAGATGGTTAAGTAAATCCCAAATGAACACATATCTTCAGTGTCCTTATAAATGGAAATTACAATATATAGACCACAGAAAAACAAAAGGTAGTCCTGCAATGTGGAGAGGAATTAAGATACATTCTAACATTGAAAAATTTTATAACAATATTGAAATAAAAGATAAAAAGATTATTCCCAAAAAAGAGTTAGGTGAATTAGGAAAGTTTGTTAATTTTCAAGAACGACAAATTCAAAGCTGCACTAATGAAAAAGGTGAACTTAATTTAAAATATTTTAATCCAATAGCACAAGAATTAAAATTAGCAAATGAGAAAATAGGATTACGAGGATTTATTGATGCGGTTTACAGACATCCAAAAGATGATGGTGTAATTATTATTGATTGGAAAACTGGAAAATATAGACCACAAAATTTTAGTTCATACAGATTTGAGTTAGCTGTGTATGCTGAACTGTATAGATTAGAAACCGGAGTTACTCCAAAGTATTGGGGTATTTATTTTGTTGATGCTGACAAATTGTTCTTTGAAGAAGTTAAATCAATTAGTATAAAGGCAATGTACAATAAGGTGCAGAAGGTGAGAGACGGTATAGAGTCCAAAGATTATGCATGTAAACCAGGATTCTTATGTAAATGGTGTGATTTTAATGGAGAGTGCGAAGCATGGAAGTAGTATATTGTTTACACTGCAAAAGGATAATTAAAAAGAAAACGCCAGGTGTAGTATTTTGTTCAAAAACATGTGAAAAGTTAGCATTAGAGCATAATCCAAAATTTTATTATAAACAATTTAGTGAATTAACAAAACAAGATTTAAAATATCAAAAAAAACTATTAAAATGTTTATCAGAAAAAAAGAAATTTGATACAAAAATAAAATGGGAAAGAACTACTCATGTTATAAGAAAAATTACAGCACATAAAAATCCAAAAAAATGTGCATATGGAATAACATTACCAAAATCAATTTGGTCTAAATATAAAAGATATCATTGTAAGCATTTAGTAAATGGAATTATTGTATTAATTCCACAAAAAACAAAGCATGGAAATACCAAAACAACTACAAAATCTTGACTTTCGTTTTGTCTTAATCAGACCAAAAGACAAAGCACCATATGAGATGCAATGGCAAAAAATTAAAAATTATTCACCACAGCATAGACGATTGGAAGTGCATAAAGGAAATTTAGGAATTGTTGCTGGTTATGGAAATTTGGTTATATTGGACATTGATGATTTGAAATTAGCAAAATTATATGATGACCAATTAAAGACTTTTTCTGTTGAGACAGGTAGTGGTGGTCGTCACTTTTACTTTTTGTGTGAAGAAAAATTCCAAAAAAGTTATTATGTTTTGGGAAACAAACAAGGAGAATTAAGATGTTCAAATTCTCAAGTTGTTGTTCCTGGTTCAACTCATCCAAATGGAAATCAATATAAAGTTATTAGCGAATATCCAATAATAAAAATAACTAAAGCTGAAATTAAAAAGATGCTTGGAAGTCTTTTGAATAAAACAAAAATGGTAGACACATCAAGAAGTGGAGTAGATTGGAGTGAAGTCTGTGGAATGGTTCAGGCAGGATATAATTTTGATGATACTGATAGAGAAATGAAATTGATGGAACATTCAAAGTGGATAGAAGCTGGAGTAGGATATAGAATAGGGACATATTGCAATGCTCTCAGAAAATGCAAAGGATGTTAAAAACAAAAGATATATAAACTTTGATTAATTAAATTATATAAAGAAGTAATGGCAATGAAAAATTGGGAAACAGATGAAAGAAGATTCAATCACAGAGGTGGTCCATCTGTTTTTAGAAAAGTTAGAATAATTGTTGGGCAAAAATCAAATCCTGTTGCTTATGGTGTGACATTAACAAATGAAATTGCACAACAATTTAGTGGCTGTAATTTATTAATTCATGTTTCTGGAACTGCAATAATTATGGAGAGTGGGTGCAGAGCATAATGGTAAAAATATTAATGCTTTCGGATTCGCCAACAACTTGTACAGGTTATGCAACTATAGCAACAAACATCATGAATGGCTTAGCAGAGTTAGGGCATGAATGTCATTATCAGGCCCACAATTATGTTGGACAAACAGTTCCTCCTGGAATGAAATTTGAAGATGGAAGAGAATTAAAATTCACTCTTTATGGACAAGGAAAAGAAGCATATGCAAAAGATGTTATTGTTCCAAGAATTAGAGAATTAAAACCTGATATTTTTATTGTTCTTCTTGATACATTTATGTTATATCAAACCGGTTATTTAAATTTAGATTTTGCTCCTGCAAAAACAATATTTTATTTTCCTTCTGATGGTGGAGGTGCATTACCATTACGATGTGAAGAAATATTAAAGAAGTTTCATGTTCCTGTTGCTATGGCAAAATTTGGACAAGAGCAGGCATTAACTGTTCATGGAATAAAAACAGAATATATTCCACATGCCATAGACCAAAATGTTTATTTTCCATTAGGAAAGGAACAAAGAGAAATATTAAAAGCAAAGTATGGTCTTCAAGGAAAATTTGTATTTGGAAGTGTTTATCGAAATCAAGGAAGGAAGATGGCGGATAGAATGTTTAAAGCATTTGCTAAGTTTGCAAAAGGATATAAAAAATGCACATGTGGAATAGAATTTGATAGTCGTGAATTAGAATGCCCAATACAAAGCAAATACAAGAAAAAAATTATTGAATTAGAAAATACTGTTAAGCGATTACAAGAAAACACTTCTCCTGGACAAGAAGAATTAATTATATTAAAACGACAACTTAATTCACTTAATGAATATAAAAAAGAATATGAAGAAAAAATTGACTTAAAACATACAATAAAATTAGTTAAAGGTAACGAAGATGCAATACTCTTCTGTCACTCAGACCCTTATGATGGAGCGGCAGTATTCGATTCAATGGAATTAATTAAACGTTTGGGAATAGAAAACCGAGTTAGGTTTAGTGGTATGACTTTCTTTAAAGGATTTGATTATAAGCAAATGAATGAAGTATATAACGTTATGGATGTATTTACATTATCAACAAGTGGAGAAGGTTTTGGAGTTCCAACTATTGAGGCAATGGGATGTGGTATTCCTTGTGTTGTAACAGACTTTACTACAACTCAAGAATTGTTAATTGAACGAGGTGTTTGTGGATTAGCAGTACCTTGTTGTGCTAACCTTACTGGTTCTTGGAATGTTGAAAGAGGAATTGTTGATGTTGATAAATTAGCAGAGGCTTATCAAATGATGTACGATAGTCCTACAATGAGAGAAGAGATGGGACGGATTGGAATTGAAAAAATAGATAAATTTTATAATTGGGATACTGTAATTAAAGATTGGGATAAACTTGTGAGGAAAATGGTAAATGAGTAAATTAAAAACTTTGAAAGATTTACCGAGTGTAATAGTTACAAATAAAGACGGAAGGTATTTGCTTAGTGAAGGAGAAGCCGTCGGAACAGATATTTTAAAAGCAGAAATTATTAAGTGGATTAAAAATATGAAAGATAATAATCAAATTGAAAAATTGTTTGATAATCCAAATGAATTATTTTATGCTATTGAAAAATTTAAACAGTTCTTCAATCTAACAGAGGAGGATTTGGCATGAGCAATGTAGTTTTAATCTCACCACCGGAAAAACAAAACTTAATGGAAGCAGGAGACAGACCTGCTATGTCAACATTATACTTAGCAGGAGCATTAAGAAGAGAAGGGCATAGACCAATAATTTCAGATTTAAACCATGACTCTTATCAGGATTTGAATAACAAAATGAAGATAGCAGATTATGCTGGTATATCAACATTTACTCCTTACTATCAATGGACAACTAATTTTGCATCACACCTTAAACAAAATTTCCCAAATGTTCCTCTTATTGCAGGTGGTCCCCATGCTACAACAGCCACAGAATCTTTACTTCCATACTTTGACCATATAGTTCAAGGTGAGGGAGAAAGAGCAATTGTAGCCATTGCAAACGGCTTAGAAGACAAGGTAATTGATATGGGCTATGAACCAGAATTAGATAATCTACCAATTCCATTTAATGAATTAGAGTTAGGAAAATATGGAATGAACCAAGAAGGCTACAAAACAATTACTATGACTACATCAAGAAGTTGTAATTATAATTGTGTTTTTTGTACAAAAGATATTTTGGGAAAGAAACAAAGATTTCATTCAGTAGATAGAGTTGTTGAAGAAATAAAATTAGCAAAGAAAATGGGATTTAATAGTGTTTATTTTATTGATGATAATTTTACAAGTGATACTGAAAGAGCTTTACATTTAACAGATGAAATTAAAAAATTAGACATTTCTTATAGAGTAATGTCACGAACAGATAAAATGACTCCTGAATTAGCATATAACTTAAAAGATAGTGGAGCAAGAAGTGTTAGTTTTGGTTTAGAACATTTTGATGATAATGTTTTAAAAATTGCAAGAAAGGGAGAAACCATAGAAACTCACTTACAAGGAATTAGAAATGCTCATGATGTTGGATTAAAAACAAGAGGAAGTTTTATTATTAACCTTCCAGGAGCCACCAAAGAAACAACAATGAAAACATTAGAATTAGCAAAGCAAGAAAATTTAACATTTGCTGATTGGTACGCCTTGACTGCTTATCCTGATTCACAGATTTGGAACACTCCAGAAAAGTTTGGTATAATAGTTGATAAGGATTATGGATTTAATCAGTTGTCATTAGTTTCAAATGTTGATAATGGAAACTTTGGTAAAAATAATAAAGAGTTGCCAGATTTTATTAATGAAGTAAGAAATGATTGGGCTGAATTTAAAGGATTAAAATGTGCATGGGAGGCAGAGCGATATGAATAGACAAATTGAAAAAGTATTATCAAGTGCCTTAGAACTTCTAGCTGATGATGTTGTTATTAAATGTTTAGAAGATAGTACATTTGTAACACATGTGGAATATGCTGAAAATAAAAGCTGTGTTTTAATTGATTACCAAAGTAAAATGGAGCAGAATGATTATAAAGCATTTTGTGACCATTCAACAAAACTATTTGACAAATTTATGGAGATTCCAACATGGTACAACGCTTAGTAGTAGTAATAATGGGACAGAATTGTCGCAAGTTTATTAAGATGTGCTACGAGTCAATCAAAGATGCCGACGCTATAATGTTTTGTGATGGTGGTTCTAGTGATGGGACAATTGAATATCTTAAAAAAGAAAATTTTGTTTGGGAGCCGGCAGATGCTAAGGAAGATACTAAGACGATGGTTTTCCAGCACTATGACCAAATACAATCAGAGATGAATGGAAGGCAAAGAAATTTTTATTTAGAATGCGTAAAAAAGAAATATCCAGGATGGTGGTGTCTTGCTATTGATGCAGATGAAGTAGTTGATACTAATGGAATAAAAAAACTTAAAGAATTTATTAATTTTATTCCAGAAGAAAATAATGATATTTTATTCTCTCCAAAGATGCGACATTTAATTAGTGATTTTGCACACGAAGATACAACACAACCAGTTCATTTTGTTCCGAATAGATTATTTAAAATAAGAAATGATTTAATTTATCCAGAAATTGAGCATCCTGTACTTGGTCATGAAGGGGAAATAAGAATGCAAAATTTAATGCTGACAACAATTTGGCATATGGCTTATGCACCAAATCTTTGGGATATTAAAAAGAGATATGAATGTCATATAGCAAAATCTGACATGCATACTCCTGAATATTTAAAAAATTGGTATCTTGCTCATTTGTTTGGAGAATATCCAAATAAGAGATTTAATCCTATAGAGCTACCAGATACTATTTTAAATGAATTTGGAATTGATAAGGATGAATTATATTTTCATAATAGAAAAAAAATGGAAGTAAAACATTATCAGGATGCGATTGATTGGAAAGAATTTTTTAATTTAAAATCAGCAGTATTATTTGGTTGTGGATTTGGACAACGAGTTCATGCTTTAAGATTAATTAATGTACCAGCATTAGGGATAGATATAAGTAAATATGCTGTAAAAAATTCTTTATCAGCTAATGCTAAGCAAGGAAATATTATTAATTATAATGAACCTATTGGAAATTTTGATTTAACTGTTGCATATGATATTTTAGAACATCTCAAATATGAAGATTTAGATAAAGCAATAGGTACACTTTATGCTTTTTCAGATAAATATATTCTAATCTCAGTTCCATTTATAGGAAGTAAAGATTTAGATGCAGACCCAACACATATTATTAAAGAAAGTAAAGATTGGTGGATACAAAAATTTACTGAAAAAGGATTAAAATTAATTAAAACTCCGGAGCATTTCATGTGGAAAGAACAGGTTATGATATTTGAAAAATGATAATTGAAATACTAGCAATAATTTTAGTATGTTATTTACTTTTAGGATTTGGTTTTTGGATAATTCCAATTAATTCAAGTGGAGGATACATGATTTGTGGGTTTGAAAATTATAATGTTTTATTTATTGTGTTTTGGTTACCATCACTATTTAATGATAGTATAGAGAGGTTAATTGAAAAATGAAATATGCAGCAACCCAAATACTATATAATGAAATGGTTATGGATAAAGTATTAGAAAACATAAAAGAAGGAATCAATAAAAAAATAATGGAAGAATTAGAAAAATGATAAAAATTTGTCCGGTTTGTAATAAAACATTTGAAAGAGCAGATAGTAAACAAAATCCTGGTAATAAAAATAGTATAAGACAAATACATTGTATAACCTGTTCAACCCGATGTTCAAGTATATATAGCAAGTGCGTGCGCACATATTTAAATAATAAAAATAAAAACTTAAAATGAAACTTATAATAGGATTAGTTATTAAAGATGGAGAACAATTTATAGATAAATGGATTGAAAGCATTGAAAGAATAGGATGTGGATTTTTAGTTGTGGATAATGGTACAGATGAATCTGTCAAAACTCAATTAATTAGACATCCACAAATGGTACAATATCATATACAAAAATTTTCAGATAGAAATCAAAGTAGAGATTATCAAAAGATTTTAGAAATGGCAAGAGAAGAGAAAGCAGACTGGGTTTGGAATCTTGATATTGATGAATGTATTCAGAAAATTGATATGGGCGAATTAATGTTTACTCTTCTTAATTCTACTCAGCCAAGTATCGGTTTACCATTAATAGAAATGAGAAATGATGACCAACATTATGTAATGATAAAAGAGGCTAATAATGAATTACGAGATGGAAGATTATGCCATAAACTTTACAAAGTATTATCACATTTTGAATTTGATAAAAATGATATTCATGGTTGTTCTATTCCACACAATTGTTCAAGAGATAAAAAATATATTAATATTATTATTCAACATTTTGGACATATGACAAAAGAATTACGAGAAGAAAAAAGAAATAGAATAGGTCATATTAAAGATAAAGATGAGCATACTCAAACATGGTTAGAAGAAGATGAATCTAAAATTACAATTAATAAATGGGAGGATTTAGTAACACGATGGGAACAAAAAAAACCTCAATAATTATATTAGCATATAAAGAACCAGAAAAATTTAGAAGGATGTTTGAAACACTTTTAAAACATACTTCCCAAAAGAGAACACCATTCGAGATTATTGTAATTGAAAATGATTGTGATTTATCAATACGAGAATATATTTGTGATAAAATGAAAGAAGGAATAGGTGGTCCGTTTACAATAATAGATAATGAAAAAAACTTAGGAACATCAAAAGGATTTAATATAGGAGCTAAAGAGGCAGCTGGACATTACTTATGTTTCTTTAACTCAGATTATTACATGAATGTTGGTTGGTTAGATTCAATGATAGAATGTTTTGAGCACAAACCAAACATAGGACTTATTAGCTGTGCAACAAATGCTACAGGAAATAAAGATGAGGCATTTGATATTACTATTAGCAATTATTTTATTTCCCAAATGTCAGCAGAAATACCTTTCGATTATAAAGAAAGTTATTGTGCTATTGCACAAATGTTTACCACAAAAAAGATTTGGGAAGAAGTTGAAGGATTTAATGAAGATTTATATCCTGTTGAATTTGAAGATTTAGATTTTAATGAGCGTATTAAAGCAAAAGGTTATAAGATTTTTGTTAATAGAAAAACATTTGGGTACCATGATTATGATAAAACAAAATCTAAAGAAAGAAAGACAACTAGAGATAGAAATAGAAAAATATTTTATAAAAAATGGGGAAAAAGACATGCATGGGCATAAAATTAAAAAGCGATTATACTTCTGCTGCAACAATGCCGGTTAAATTATTTCATAATGATGTAATTCAAAAAGGAAAGATTGTGCCATATCATGTAACAATAACACCCACAAATGTCTGTAATGCAAAATGTGAAGAATGCTTTTGTGATAATAGAGACAAAACAAAAGTATTACCTTATCTAGAAATAACAAAAATTGTTGATGAATTGTATTCTTTGGGAACAAGAGCAATAAGTTTAAGTGGAGGAGGAGAACCTGATTGTCACCCCGACATAAACGGAATTATTAATTATATAGATGAAAAAGGTATTGATGTAGCTTCTGTTTCAAATGGAAAAAATCTAAAAACAATAACTGATAATGAATTGAATAAATTAAAATGGTTAAGAATAAGTGGAACATCGTCTCGTCCTGTCAATTTAAGACAATTAAAACACGATATGAACAGAGGTCCTGCTGTTGATTGGGCAATGAGTTATGTTTTGGGAAATGAAGATGAACCATACGCAAATTTAGAAAATGCAATTAATTTTACTGATACACATAATTTAACACATTTAAGAATTGTTAGTGATATGATGCATCCTGATGAAAATAGAATTCCCAAAGCCAAAGAATATATAGGAGAGACCAGTAATAAAATTGTTTGGCAAGAAAGAACAGATAATGTTCATGGTAAATCAAAATGTTTAGTAAATCTTTTACATCCAATTGTTGATGCTGATGGAAACATGCAACCTTGTTGTGGAATAATGATTGCTACAACACCACCAACACATGACTTTAATAAACAAACGGCTATGTGCCATTGGACAGAATATAGAGAAATGATTGAAAAACAAATACCTTTTGATGGAAAAAATTGTGATATTTGCCAGTATGATGAATACAATAAGACCTTAGAAATGCTTTTAACTAAACCAAAACATTCAAAATTTGTATAATGTTTGTCAGTATATGTATGCCAACTTGGAATAGAAAAAAATTTGTTAAGCAAACTATTAAAAGTGTGCTAGCTCAAACTTATAAAGATTTTGAATTTATTATTTCTGATGATGGTTCTACTGATGGCTGTTGTGAAATGATAGAAGAATATGCAAAACAAGATAAAAGAATTAAACTTATTAAAAATGCTCATATCGGTTGTACAGAAAATTTCAATATGGCATTTAAAGCTGCAAAAGGAGATGCAATTTGTGTTCTTGGTTCTGATGATTTATGGTTTAATTTTAAATTACAAAAACAAATTGATGTTAATAAAGAATTCCCAAATTATATTTTACATAGTAATTCCATAAGCATAGATGAAGAAGGACATTTTTTAGAGTTTCCTTTCTTTGTTGATTTACCAGTTAAAGAATATAAAGCATTTGCAAAAATTCAAGAAAAGGCATGGAACGCAACAAGTAGTTATTTTATTCCTAAACATATTTTTGATAAAGTTGGATTATATGAAGGAATTTATAATGATTTTGAATGGATAATGAAAGCTATAATTTTAGATGATATTGAAATAAAACTTATACCTGAATATTTAACACAGCATCGGACAAATATACAAAGCAATACAGTTACAGATGTTGGTTATGAAGAATTTCATAGATTAGGAAAAATTATCCAACGAAAAATGATAAAATTAGAAAAGGAGAGAAAATGCAGTATGCTATAACCGGGCATCAAGGTTTAATCGGAACTTATTTAAAAAAACGATTAGATAAAGAAGGTCATAAATGTGTATTACAAATTGACCAACGAGAAGGATTTAATGTAATGGATTTGATGTTTAAAGAAACTGAATTAAGTGATAAGATTGATGTTTTTTATCACTTTGCAGCACAGTGCAGAATAAACGAAGCTATTGCTAATCCTATTCTTCCTCATAGAAATAATGTAGATGGTATTTTGTCTGTATTAGAATTTTGTAGAAAACATGATATTCCCAAAATTGTAACTGCGTCATCTTCTCGAGTTCTAAGTCCAGAACGAAATCCTTATACTGCAAGTAAAGTTTATGTTGAAGAAATGACAAGAGCTTATTCAGACTGTTATGGATTAGAACATATTATTGTTCGGCCATCAACTGTATACGGACCACTCTTTGATGAAACTTCTCGACTTATTAATAATTGGTTTACTGCCGCATTTAAAGAAAAAGAATTAAAATTATATGGAGACAAAAATAAGACTCTTGATTTTACATACATTGATGATTTTGTGGATGGTGTAATGCTGGCTACTAAAGGTCCATGGAATCAATCATACAATATAAGTGGCAACGAAGAAGTTAATTTATATGACCTTGGAAAATATATTATTGAAAAAACAGGTACATCTAGCAAATTAAATATGTATCCAGAAGAAAGAGCACAACCACAACAAGTAAAAGTGGATATTAGTGCTATAAGAGATATTGGATTTAATCCAAAGATTAATATAGCCAAAGGAATAGATAAAATGATAAAATTTTATAAAAAAAATCCTAAAGCATGGCAAAATTATACTGATAAAGGAGAACAATATTATGGAAAATAGAATAACAATACATCTTGCATCAAAAGATAGACATACAGAATTGTTTGGAACTCTCCAAAGTTTAAGAACTCAAACAAATCAAAATTGGGATATAATTATACTTGATGATGCCTCTGGAGCACCAATTACAAATTCTTATTTTTTGAACATGATGTTTAACAGATTAAAATTAGAAAATCATAAAGTAAAATTATTAAGAAATAATGTTTCTTTTGGGTGTTGTAATGCCAGAAATAAATGTATTGATGAAGATGAATTTGAAAATCCTTTAACATTACGACTTGATGATGATATTCTTTTGCAACCAAATTATATTGAAAAATTAATGGATGTAATTAAAGCCGGATACGATATGGCGTCAGGTGTTATTCCTCAATTTAATGTTCCAGAAGTAAAAAGAGAAATAAAATTTGTTGGAGACATTATTAATGAACACAAATTTGATGCAGAAGGAAATCTTATTTTACAAACTGATGATTGTGGATATTGTTATGATGAAGACAAAATTATTCCCACACATCAATTTAGAACAAATGCTCTTTACAAAAGCGAAATAAATAAAAAAGTTAAATATCCAAACAATCTTACTACTGTAGCATTTAGAGAAGAAGGATTTTTTTCTTTTAGCACATTAATTGAAGGATATAAAATAGGAGTAAATACTGCTGCTGTATGTTACCATTTATCAACACCAAGTGGTGGAAATCGTAGACAAGATTATGCACAATGTGTTCAATTAGATAATGAAACATTTAAAAAATGGTGTACTAAAAAATTTGTGCAACATGGAGACTTTTTAATTAATAAAAAGGAGGTAATTAACAATGCCAACAAAAGATAAAACAGGTCCAAGAAGTGGTTCAACCGGTCCAAGAGATGGAAGAGGAGCAGGTCAAGGAAGAGCAGGTGGAAAAGGAGTAGGAGCTATGAAAGGAGGAAAAAAAGAAATAAAGAAATGAAAATAAATATAATTGGAAATTTACTTGGAATAGACGGATATAGTAATCACACTAAAGGATTAGTTAATGCCTTATATAAAATTAATCCTGATATTAAACTTGATATACCATTACAACAAGGCTGGGAACAACAAGTTAATGATGCTGAATTAGCAATGATTAAAAATATTCATGGAACTCCAGATGTTACAATAGCAATAGCAACACCACCATTTTGGAGAATATGTTTAGGAGATAAGACAAAACATTTTATTGGTTTTTTAGTTTGGGAGGGAGATAAAATTCCTAAATATTGGATTGAATATTTAATGGATGAAAGAGTAGACCAAATTTGGGTTCCATCACTGCATACAAAAGATGCTATTTGTCAAACATTTAGAGAATCAGCTTCAACTGAGGATTATATGAGTGATTATCATAAGAAAATCAAAATAGTTCCCCATGGATATGACCCAGAAATATTTAATAGGCACCAAGTAAAAACACCATCCTTTAAGGAACAATTGGATGACCGTATCTCGAAAGATGAGTCGTCTTGTCTGCCTAACACCACACCATTTAAATTCATCGTGAATAAAGGATGGAGAGGTGGAATGGAAGACAGAGGCGGAGTCCAATATGTATTACAAGCTTATGCTAATGAATTTAAAAAAGATGAAAATGTGGAATTACTATTAAAATTAAATCCATCATACATTAATGCAGCAATTGTTTCCCAAAAAATAAATGAATTAAACTTACCAAAAGATGGTGGAAAAATAAAAATAGCTTGTGCCAATGTTTCTCAAGAAGACTTAGCCAAATTATATAATGATAGTGATGTTTGTGTTTGTGCAACACGAGCAGAAGCATTTGATTTGGGAACTGCTGAAGCCATGGCTTGTGGGTTACCAATTATTACTACAAATTATGGTGGTCAAATTGAGCATATGGATAAAACCTGTGCTGGATTTATTGATTACGAATTAAAAGAGGTTAAAGGAGACTTGCTTTATGAAGGTATAAAACAAGCAGTACCAAATACTCAACATCTTCAGAAACTTTTAAGAGCAGCCTTCTCTACGCCTAATATAGCCATAGAAAAGGGGAATAATGCTAAAGAATTTATAAAATCCTTTACATGGGATAAATCTGCTGAAAAAGCAATACGTTTCTTAAAAGAATTATAGCACCGAATGGATTCGAACCATTAATCTTCAACGCATGAGGCTGATGGGATACCAAATTTCCCTACAGTGCTATTTTTGGGAAAAATTAAAAAATAAAAAAAATAAATTTTGGTTAATTAAGCCGTTTCAGCAAAAACTAAATCTTCAACTTCACCATCTTCAATAGTTGCTGTTGCAGTTATATATTCTTTTCTGGAATCACCATCCATATCTTCGTAATAAACTTTAAGCTCTAGTTCTACTTCAGCATCCTTGTCATCAACTTCTATATCTCTAACAACCACATCTTTAACAATTATTCTATCAATATCTCTTTCATTTTCAATTGATAAATTCAAACCATCTTCATCAACCATATAATCATAAAGATTTTCATAGTTATCATCTTCTAATTCTTCTTGAGCTAAAACTTCTGCTTCTGCTTTCCATGCGTCTTCTTGAAAAATTTCTTCATAAATAGCAATTGTTTTTGGACCTTCTGTTACATTAACATCTAATCCTTGAAGTGCAATAGCTTTTTGGACAGATGTCTGAATCTGGTCTTCAGTTAAAGCATTTGGCATATCTTGAACATAAAATGCTGGTGCTACTAAAGCTGAGGCAACTGCTATTCCTGCAAGAATTGTTGCGCCTTTTGCCCATTGACTTGCTGATTTTGCTGCATTACTTTCTACCATAATAAATAAACCTCCTTCTAAATAAATTAATATTAACTCGGTATTGAGTAGGTATTGTCATAGTATTATTAAATACTCAAAGTATATAAATTTATGGTTTCCAAGCAAATGATGCAAACCATCTAACTCCAAAATAATAAATCCATGAAACAAAGAAGCCTTGAATTGATTTGTCTTTTTTGGTAAATTCCTTTTGAATAATGTTTCTTAATAAAATATCTGCATTCTTTCTTGTTTTTCTTATTTTAGCCTGATTACGATACTGTTTGTCATGTAAATAACAACCATAATTAAATTTAACTCCAAATATTTCTTCTGGAGAAAAAGTGCAATAATTTAAAGTTTTATTATATTTTTCCATTATATTATAACAAGTTGAATTGGTTTGTATTGTTTATTTAATTGAACAAATGAAAACACTTTATCATTTTGAGGTTCAACATACCATGCTTTTCCAAATTTATCTATAAAGACATTAAAGGCATGAGAATTACTAAATACAATTCCAAAAGACATCACTGGATATTTATCTTTAATATTTTGATTTAATTTAAAAGCAAAATTATCACAATCATAATCTTTAGTATATAATTTCCAATTTGTAAAATCTTTTTCTAATATTTTTTTAAATTGAGTTAATGTGCATGATTTATAATTTTCATCAAGAATATAATATTTTGCAGGATTTAAAATTTTATAATCAATTTTTGGTAATGCTTTTTTAATTTGGGAAGATTTCAAATAAGTTAATTCAATTTTTTCTCTTTTAAAAAGCCAATTTATTATTTTATTTATCATGTATATATTAATTAATCAAACTTTATAAATTTATGGTTTATTAAAATATTGTTTTCCAATCGTTTCCTATATTAAATTTCATATGTATTATGTTTTTCCAATTATCTCCAATATTAAATTGTGAACCAATAACATATTTCCAATCATCTCCAATATTAAACTGATACAATACTGCTTGTGTTCCTGAATATGACCCTGCTGAACCATTTGAACCTGCATTTCCATCTATACCATCACTATCAGTAGCAGAAGCACTAGAAACTGATGTTCCTTTAGTTCCACCCAAACCTGCTGTTCCAGCTGTCATTGTTTTTGTTCCTGAATCTGTTAAAGTTCCATAAGTAAAATAAATATTTTTAGCATTACCACCACCTCCACCACCTGCACCTCCTCCACCACCTGCAAATGTATCAGTATAAGACCCATCCCAATAACCATTTCCTCCATTTCCTCCAGCACTACCAGCACCACCAGATGTATTTATTATTCCAGTAAAATTAATTACTATAGAATATAAATAAAAATGAACTCCTCGTATTCCTACATTTCCTCCTCCACCACCGCCACCTGCAGCAGTTTTTCTTTGACCTGTTCCAGTTGCTGTTCCAGCAGTTCCTGATGTATTTTTTATTCCACCATTACCACCATATACAGCACCACCATCAATATATTTTGCAGCTGCTCCTCCACCACCATTTGAATTATATCCGGTATCACCATTATCTGTTCTTCCGTCAGGTGCAACATATCCTCCTGTCCCTCCAGAAGCTGCAGAAGAACTTCCAGTTCCTCCACTTCCACCAGTAGCACCATTATCATCCCAAGCAAGAGTTCCACCTCCGCCACCTCCGCCACCATATCCATTACCTTGTGACGCCCCATTTCCTCCAGAATACCAAGAACTTCCACCACCTTTTCCTCCACTACCACCAGCTCCTCCTTCACGAGTTGTAATAGATGTAGTTGCTGCATCCAATCTAACTGAACCAGCTATAGTAGCAGAATCATTACAATAAATTACAAGAGATGTTTTAGTAGTTACTGAGGAATGTAATGTTAGAATAGTCCCAGTTCCAAGATTCATTGAAGTAAAATTATAAGCTCTATCATATAAATATAAAGTGTTACCACTAACAGAATACTCTACATCCAAAGTCATATTTCCATAACTTTTAGTTGTAGTAGTAAAAACTAATTCTCCGTCAGTTCCATCGCCAAATGTTCCCATGTTTAAGGTGTATACTGAATGTAAATAGTGCCTTCAGTTGTATCACTAGCTGTTGGTGGTGTTGCTCCCGAACCATAACAAACATTAACTACTTGAGGTATTGTTCTTAATCCATGGTCACCAACAAAAATATCTAATGCTGCTCCACTTACAATACTTCCTACAACAAGATTATCACTAGTGCTTATACTATTTAATCTATCAATAACGGGATTTATTCCACTGACACCAGTAGCGCTACCTACTATAGTTCCAGCAGAGAATTGTGTTCCTGATATGTATTGTGCATATAATTCTGCCATTTTTCTTTATATTATTAATTAACCAATCTTTATAAATTTTTTGGTTTTTAATTTAGTTATTATGAATATTTAATTTGTACACCTAATGCAATTCCTTCATCACTAGGAGATGAAGATTCATTATTTGTAAGTTTAGCAGTAACATATTTTCTTGCTGTAAAATTTGAACATAATCCAGAAAAAGGAATGTATTCAACAATATCATTAGTAATATTATATGTTGATGCTGTATCAGTTGTATTATGTGCATTTCCAAGTTCTCCACTACCTGCTACATAAATACTTAAATCAAAATTCCAAGTATCATTAGATGAATTCATTAAAACAACAAAATTTGCTTCTTCAATTTGTGTAAAATCATAAGGTATATGAAAAGTAGACCATACAGCTCCATCATCATTTAACCATGCTCCTCCCATTGCATCATTATCATCTAGTGCATTACCATATCCATCAGCAGTGGTTGAAATAGCAAATGCAGGAGCAAAAAATTCTTGAGTTGCTCCTGGACCAGAAGGTCCTATTAGACCACTTGGCCCTATTTCACCTTGTAGTCCACTAGGTCCTGTTAATCCGATAGGTCCAGATATACCTTGTGGTCCAGTTGGTCCACTAATTCCTTGAATGCCTTGTGGTCCCGAAGGACCTATTGCACCCGTTGAACCTGTATCACCTGTTGGTCCAGCATCACCTGTAGAACCAGTATCACCTGTAATACCTTGAGCACCAGAAGGTCCAGAAGGTCCTATTGGTCCTGAAGGTCCAACTGTTCCTGGCTCTGTATTTGTAAAAGTAAAAACTGTTCCTGCATAATCAATATTAACTCCAGTACTACCCACAAAAGAACCAGTATAATTATTATCAACATAAGCTTTATTAGCAGCATCAGTTAAATCTGTTGGAGAACCTAATCCAAATATCCCATCATCATGAATTGAAATATCAGAAAATATTCCAGAAGTTCCTTGGATTAATATTCCACTAATGTTTCCTGTAACATCTCCTGTAACATCTCCAGTTACATTTCCTGTAATATTTCCTGTAACATCTCCAGTCAAATTTCCTGTAACATCTCCTATTACTGAACCAGTTACATTCCCAACAAGGCTACCTGTAACATTTCCTGTAATATTTCCAGTTAAATTACCTGTAGTGTTTCCTGTAACATTTCCAATTAAACTTCCAACAAAACTTCCTGTGGTTTGTATTGATTCAGCACCCATATCTAAACCAGATACAGCTCCAGTATAAGGCACTCTATCTGTTGGTGATGGAATACCAGTTAAACTTCCTGCATTACCAATAAAATAATCTGCGGTAATATTATAACCACTCATATCCAAACCACTAATAGCATCAGCATAAGGTACTAAACCAGAAAGATTTTGAGATTCTCCTCCACCTGTTCCACTTATTGTAACATTTCCACTAAAATGAACAGTGGGACTAGTAAAGTCAATATCTTCACTTCCTGTAAGAGCTAACACTTTATGATTAATTAATCTTTCAACAATATCTACCATTATGGTTGTACAAAACTATTAGACATTTGAATTTGCAATTCTCTTGAACCATCAAATACAATGCTTCCAATAACCTCCTTTTGATACATTCCTGTTCCACTTATTGAATTAAATAATCCAAATTCTGATAATGTCGTTCCTGAAACTTCTGCTGCAGCCCAATCACATACATATGTTATTTCTGCACCAACTGCACTATATTCACTAATTAAATTTCTATCTGTTTCAGCTGTTAAAACTGTAGCACCACTTGTTAAAGTTACACTTCCAGTTCCAATAGCAATATGCGTTGGTCGTGTAGACTGTCCAGCCATATATTTTGCTGTTTCTGTTAATCCCGCATCTATTATCATTTATAATACCTCCTTTTCATTTTAGATATTTCCTCCTGAAGTTAATAATATACTTCCTAATTCCCATGGTCCTAATACTGCAGAAGAACTATCCATAATATCCGCACCTTCTGTTTGAAACCTAAATGGAAAATATGTACCTGACATTGCATAAACTTCATAATGATGTTTTATTGGTGTTGTATCACTGGCTGTTTCTAGTGTAGTTAAAGACCCTTGTAATCCCTCTGTTTCTAATTCTTTTTGTTTCAAAATAAGTGATTTTATAGTATCAGAAATATTATCAATTTTTTTATTTAATGTTAATGTCAAAACATTTTCTGATAAATTATTATTTGGATTAAATAAATATTTAGCATTTAAAATTGAATATGTTTGAGACACTATATTCTCAAAAGGAATATTTAAAACAATAGTTTGTCCTGGCGTAACATCTACAATACCTTTAACTGATACAGTTCCTTGTATTTTGGGGTCTTTATTATTCTCCAAAAACGAGGTTGCCATATTATCAATTTCTGCAAATGTTAAAATATTTTTATCAATAATAACTTTTTCTTTTGTACCATAAGTTGCAATACTTGTATTGTCTTGATTAGTTGTAACAATCGGTTTACTTCTATCATAATCAATTGAAATTATATCACCAGATGCCGGAATATTGTCTCCCGCTGATGTTCCACTAACAAAAATAATACCTTTCCTATCAAAATCAACAAGATATTTTAAATCTGTAGTATATTCTGGGTCATCCATATTAAAAATACCACCTTTAGATTGTAAGTCATCATTAACAAAAACATTTGTATTATGAGGATTATCATCTAAAGTAAATTCACTACCAATTCCATCTGCTGTAAATTTATTATTAGCACCAGTAAAAGTCCTTCCACCATAAGCCCAAATTTTATTATATATTTGGTCATCATTAATTTCAAATCTTGAAGCTGTAATAATATTATCAATATTTAATCCTGATGGAGTATCATCTTTTTTTTCAAAATGCAAATCTTTATCTTCATCAACATAAAAGAAAAATCCTGATAATTCTGCTAATTTAATTAAAGAATCAAAAACATTTGTATGGTTAAATGTAACTCGTTCTAAGGTTGTTTCTGTAGTATTAACATTATTACGAGTTATAGAAGAGCGAATATGTACAATTATATCATTAATAATAATACTTACTTCTTGATTTTTATATACTATTGGGTCAATATTTAAGTCTTGTAATATTGCACCATAATCTCTTCCACTTATTTCTATAATTTCTTTATTTGGGTCACCTTTATAACTAATATTTTCAATTATGCCTGCAAATAATTTTGTGGTAGGTGGATTAGTATCTTTATCTGCATAAATAATAACTTCATCATTTAAACTAAAACTAGAGCTATATCTTCCTGTATGATTATTAACTGAAATTATAAAACTACTAGTAGAATTAAAGTCACTAATAGATTTTTTTAATGTAGTAGTATTAATTGAATCTTGCGTACTACCATTAATTGTTACTTTACTATATATTACCATTACGAATATTTAATTTTTGTATTTAATTCTTTTTGGAAAGCTTCCATCATTTCATCTGGGTCTGTTCCATATATATTTCCATTTAATATAATTGTTGTTCCACCCATTCCATTTGGATTTTTTGTTCCAATAATAGTATCTTGTGCACTAGGTTTTATTATTTTTCCTCCCGGTCTTACAATAAAATCGTTTAATGCAATTACATTTGAATTATTTTCTTTACTATTTAACATAATGGTACCTTTTTTGTATTTGCCAGATGATGTCCCTATAGGATTGTTATTCATTTCATCAAATTCATCTTGAGCCATTCTTTTTCTTTCTTCTTTATTAGCTGTCAATTTTTTAAAAAGTTTTATTGCGCCAACTACAGCGAGTACAGCACCAGCAATTGCTAAAATTGTAAGTGTTATTGGTCCCATTGCTACAGATAACAATCCAAATCCTGCTGAAAGAGCCGGCAATAATGCTACTAATATTAAAAGAGGACCAACCACAATTGCTAATGCACTTCCAATAGCTAATGCACCTACAGCAAATTTAGTTAAGGTAGGATGTTTTTCTAACCAGCCAATTACTTTTCTTAATACACCAATTAATTTTATAAACATTGGTATTAAAGTTCTTCCCATATCTTCTCTTAAACCATCAAAACCATTTTTTAACATTATAACTTGAGATTCAGTGGTTCCATATCTTTCAGCAGCTTCTTTAATTAAAGCTGTATTTTCTTCCCATGCTTTTTTAGACATATTAACAGCATTGGTTACACCATCTTCTGAACCAGATAATCTTAACATAGTATCTGTTATTCTAATTGATTTTAAATCTAAATCTTCTAATACACCAAAAGTATTTCCTCCAGAATCAGTTATTCCTTTCAGTCCTATAATTACTTTTGACATTGCTTCAACCGGTTTTGTTTTCCAAGCCTCTGCAAATGCCTCAGTTGTCATTCCTGCAACCTTTGCATAACTATCTAATTCCTCACTACCTTCTGCAACAGATTTAGCAACAACAATCATTGCTCTAGACATTGCACTACCACCCATTTCTGACCTAATACCTAAAGCACTTAAAGCTGCACTCATACCAAATACTTCTTGTGTAGTTAATCCGACTGTTTTTCCTGCACCCATAATTCTCATAGACATATTAACAATTTCTTGTTCTGAAGTTGCAAAATTATTTCCTAAATCTACAATTGCTGAACCCATTCTATCCACATTTTCTATTGGCTCTCCCATTACATTTGCTATTCTTGCAAAAGATGTTGCTGCTTCTTCAGCAGTAAGATTTGTGGTTACACTTATAGCCGCTATTGTTTTTGTAAATTTAGTAATATTATCTACTCCATTTACTCCTAACTGTCCTGCTATTTCACCAATTTTGCTTAATTCAATAAAACTCATAGGTATTTCAGTACTTAAATCCTTAAAATTTTGTCTTAATTTAGCAAACTCTTTTTCACTTAATTCAACAGTTTTTCTAACACCGGTAAATGCTGATTCAAACCTTGCAGCTGTATCAATTAAATTTTTACTTACAGCTAATCCTGCAATACCAAGTCCTGTTATTACAGCACCTGTTACTGCCATTGATTTATTTACTCCTGCAAATATTTTAGAAAACTTATCAACCGCTTGAATAACTATTGTTATTCCTGCTCCTCCTGCCATTCCTGCTAAAAATCCTGCCGCCATTATCTTTTACCTCGTTTACTTCTCCTATTCGCTTTTTTTATTCCCTTCTCTTTTTCTTTTTCAATACTATTATTTTCGTCTATAAGCATATTTATTTCTGGATAAGTAAGTTTTGGTATATCAAAATAGTTATATCCTCTCTCGTGAAGAAACCAACTTAATCTTTGTTCATTTCTGTATTCTTTTTTTTTTGCTCAATAGAATCTAACAACGCCTTAGTTGTTGAATCTTGAATTTCTGATTGAGAGACATCTGTAGTAACAGATAGAATAGCCATTTTAAATGCTCCATACATTGCAGGTTTGATATTTACAAATTCTTCTTCTGTGAATGATGGTTCAATAATATGCGTTCTTAATATGTCATCTTCAGAATCTGGGTCATTTATAAGCTTATTAAAATTACCTTTTGTTAAAGGAATAATTTTTGCATATGGTTTATCTGGCAGACTTTCAAGTATGACTTCGACTGGCAACAAATTGCCTTCTTCATCTCTTGCTATTAAACATTTTTCTTTTGATATACTTTCCATTTGTGTAACCTCCTTTCAGGTTATTGTGCCTTCCCATTCTTCTCAAAAATAAAGAAGAAAAATAAAAAAATTTTTACCACGCATTATAATCTACAATTGCATCTTCTACAGTAACTGTTACATGTTGAGGTGCAATTGTTAAAGATTGGTCCTGTGTTCCTTCAACTGGTGAAGGTGTTTCCATATCTGTCAATTTACATCCACTCATTATTATAAACACACTTCCTCCTGCTCCAATAGATTGAATCATTGCATTAAAAACACTACCTCCAAGATAATAATTCTCATAAAATGTTTTTGCATTCTTAGAATCCATCTTAACAGTTGTTGTTAATTCATAATCTCTATTGATTGGCAAAACCTCTTGTACAACTTTACTACCATTATTATAATGTCCTGGTTCCAAATTATTATTTATTGTAAATGCAAATTCAGTTGAATTATCAATTGTAGTTCCTGATGGAATTTCCAATGTTGCCTTACTAAACATAAATGGTCTTGTTGTTGAAGGTGTAACCTTAGTAACTGTTCCAGATGTAAATGTTAAAGTCTGTCCAATAGTTGTAACTTCACAACTTACTGGTTCTCCTTGCGCAAATGTAGCTGTAAAACTATCAACCATACATCCATTCAATGTTCTAATAAAATTACTTCCTGCAGTTCCATTATTTTTACTATCTTCTAAAGTAAAACTACTCAATGATTGCCCTTTAATAGCATAATTTGTATCATCACTATTTGTTTCAGTAAAACAATGACTCCCTGCTGCAACTGTATCACTAACACTTCCAATAGCCATTCCTAAAAATTTCCAATCCTGTGGGAAATATGTAAACGTTCCTGTATAATCTAAATTACCATCCTCAAATACATCAACATTTCTGTCAGTTGAACCTTGATATCTAATTGGAATTACATTTGTATTTTCTTCCATGCTACAGTCTTGACATAATCCTATCCATTGTCGAGTACCACTTGTAGATGCATAAGTTCCACTTTCATATTGGAATGATAAAGCATTTTGGTCACTAAGATATTTACTCATATTTCACTATTATTTGTTTCATAATATACCTCCTTTCAACGCATTCTGAAAATAAATTGTCCAATCTTCTCTTTTAAAATTAGTTTGTGCATGGCAACTATTGCATAAAGGAATTAAATTTTCTTCTGAATTATTATTTTTATTATAATCAATATGATGAATGTTTAATGTATATCCTAATTCTGTTTCTGAGTATTTACATTCACCACATATTCTGCCAAAACTGTTTCTAATATGTTCCTTTAAATTATTATTAAATTCATATGGGTATGGTAAAAATGCTATTCCACCTTTCCATGCTCCATTTTTTTCTTTTAAATTATTACCTTTCATTTTTTGACTTTGAAATTTTCTTATTTCAATACTTCTTTCTTCTCCATATAACTCTTTAAATGATTTTCCAATTCGTTGATTATGTAATAATTGTTTTGTTTCTTCCGAATGTGGTTTATTTAAATGGCCATATGTACCTAAACTTCCATATCGTTCTATCATTGTTTTATTTCTTTTTTTAATATTTCTATTTTCATGTTTTCCAAATCCATTTCTACTATTAGGATTCATTCCAATTCCATGTTCAATTATAAAATCTTTAGTATATGTTTTATCTTTATTCCATGGTATGTGATTTTTTGGAAATGCATTTATTGGTGACTTTCCTTTTCTATACTGATTACCTACATTAATTTTATGACCTTTTTTAAATACCATTTTAAACACATAAAAATAAATATGTTACCTCCATTACTTTTGATTGAACATCTTTTTCTGGAACATTAACCACACTGCCAATATAAAAATCATGTAAATTAGCACCTGTTAAATCATCTCCATTAAGCTGATTTGTTCTGAAATAATCATGAATTTTATTAAAAAGAGTATCTCGTTCAACAACATTTCTTGCCCAAATTCTAATTTCTACAGTTATTCTTAACATGGTTCCTTGACTACCCATTCCAAGTTTACCTTGTTGAATAACACCATTATCAACTACAGTTATTATTGGATATTTTACAGCATTTTTTGGATAACTGGTCATTACAAAACTCTCATTAGTTGGTCTAATTATAGGGTCTTCAATACTATTTCTAAGATTATCTCTAATCAAAATTATTACATCTGTCAAAAATGTACTACTATTTACTTCTTCTATACTCATGGTTTCCTCGCTTGGATTTTAAGATAATCGCTTTTATCTTAGTATAATAAATTAAAATACATTTAAATAAACATAGAATTAACTTATATAAATCCAGCATCAACCTCTTTTTTAATTATATCTTGAACTTTAGTAAAATTTCTTTTTTCAGTATTCCCAAAATGTTTACGGGCTGGCAATCTGCTAGTTCCCTTCTCTAATATCAATGCAACATCTTCTGTTGTGGATTTTGAATTCGGATAAGTTTCTTTTTTTGGAGATACTATTCCCTGAGCTTTTCCAGTTTTTGTAAATTCAATACTATTTGCAAATTGTCCAGTAGCAACACTTTTATGTTCTGCTCTATTTCCAATAATGCTTTCTTTAACTTCTTCTTCAATAAATGCTCCAGCTTTTACTACACCTAAATCAGCATTATTTTCTATCTGTTTTTTCTGAAATGCTAATCGTGTCATAACTCCAGCCATTCCAGTCATTTGAACATTAACAATTTTGCCTTTACTACCTATTACTTTTGTCATTAGTTATAGTCCTCAAATACTTCTATTTTTAAATTGTGATTATTTGGTAAAGTCATAACACTTCCAGTTCCCCAACTTACTTCAAATTCTCCCCAATAGGTTCCCACAGAACCAGTATCAAGAACATCCCAATTATATTGGCATTGACCGGTTGTAGAGCCTGTAATAACTGCAAGACCAGACCGATATGTGCTATAATCAGTTAAATTTCCCATATTGAAATATAATGTTGCACCAGTCAAATCAACTGCAGAACCATTGTTGTATTCTAAAGTAGCATTTAATGTTGGCTTTGTATCAGATTTTTTTATTTTGAATGTTTCCATTTTATACCTCCCTTATAATTCTATCTCTTTTAGTTGTTTTGAAAATAAAATCTTTATTTGTATTTTTTAATGTTATCCTTGGCACCATATCAACTGCAGGGCTTGGACTTACAGAAGGTGATGCAGACTCACTACTTGAAGGACTAACACTTGAAGATTCAGACGAACTAGGGCTAATACTAGGCGAGACTGAACTACTAGGACTTTGACTTAATGATACAGATGAACTAGGTGATATTGAAGCACTTGGACTTTGGGAAGCACTTGAACTACTCGATGGAGAAATGCTAGCACTTGGTGAAATACTCACAGAAGAAGCAGAACTTGAAGGTGAAGTAGAACTGGATGGTGAAATGCTAGAAGATGGCGATTGTGATGCTGATTCAGAACTACTAGGAGACTGACTTAATGATTCAGAACTACTTGGAGAAATTGAACTACTTGGAGACTGACTTAAACTTACAGAAGATGATGGACTTTGTGAAAGACTCACAGAAGAAGATGGACTAATGCTACTACTAGAACTAACTGATGAAGATTCACTTGAAGAAGGTGATATAGATGCTGATGCAGATGAACTTGGACTAGTTGAAGAACTAGGTGATATACTAGATGATTCTGAACTTGATGGTGATATACTTGATGACGAACTACTACTTGGAGAAGTAGAACTACTAGGTGAAATTGATGCAGATTCAGAACTAGATGGAGAAATACTAGATGACGCAGAAGACGATGGACTTACAGATGAGGAAGGAGATACAGATGAAGATTCTGAATTACTTGGGCTTATGCTAGACGAACTAGAAGAACTAGGAGAAGTTGAAGAACTTGGCGATATAGATGCACTCTCTGAACTAGATGGACTAACTGATGCAGATTCAGAAGAGCTAGGAGATATACTACTTGATGGACTTTGAGATGAACTGCTACTTGAACTAGGAGATATACTTGAACTCTCTGAACTAGAAGGACTTACTGAAGATGAAATAGAACTTGATGGTGACACTGAAGAAGATGCACTACTGGATGGACTTGTACTTGAAGAAGGTGACTGACTTGAAGATTCAGAAGATGATGGAGACACCGATACACTTTCTGAACTTGAAGGACTTTGTGACAACGATACACTTGAACTTGGACTTATTGATGGACTACTACTTGATGATGGAGAAATACTACTAGATGGTGATTGCGATAATGATACAGAACTAGAAGGACTTATAGAAGAGGAGGCACTACTAGATGGAGACACAGATGCACTTGAAGATGATGATGGAGAAACTGAAGCAGATGCGCTAGAGGATGGACTTACTGAACTAGATGGAGATTGACTTAGAGAAACACTAGAACTAGGAGATTGAGACAAACTAGAAGAACTTGAAGGACTAATGCTACTAGATGGACTTATAGAGGATGAAGCACTTGAACTAGGGCTTACACTTGCAGATGAAGACGATGATGGACTTTGACTAAGACTAACAGAAGAGCTTGGAGATTGAGATAAACTAACACTGCTACTAGGACTTACAGAACTTGATGGACTAGTTGAAGCAGATTCACTACTTGAAGGAGACTGGCTTAATGAGATAGAACTACTTGGTGATTGTGATAAACTACTTGATGACGATGGTGATGTAGAAGCTGATGGAGATGATGATTCTGTTGTAAACGGATAAGCAAAACCATCTCCACTGTTATAAAGTTTTCCTATTTCAGCGTCAGATAAAGCTCTACTCCAAACTCCAAACTCATCGAGTTGTCCATCATAACTATTCTCGCCTGCTGTATATGCATTTTCCCCAAACACTACACTATCGGAAGCTACATTTTTCCCTGCATCTGCAACAGTTCCAAAACTTGCCCCATCTAACCAACCCTCAACAGTTCCACTTGTTCTCGTCATAACAACATGATGCCAATCAGTGGTATCTGTAAATGCTGTCCATATTTGTTTTGTCGCATTTGTACTACTGTGCCCCTGAGTATAAATTGAATTATTGTAAATAAATATTTGATTTTCAGCGACTGCTCCATTGTATTGACTATAAATTGTACAAATGCCTGCTGTATTATCTGCATTAACCCAGCCACTAATTGTAAAGTTTCCTGTTCCAAATCCAAAATCCGCGAGTTCTGCTATATCTATATTGTCTGTGTTTGCTCTAACAAAATCATAAGCCTTGCCTATTATTCCAGTTTGGTTTATCTCTGCTCCGTCATTTGTTCCATCATGATTATCTGCACTATCCGTCAAAGTTGTCCCAGACGTTTCGTCAAATTTCCAATATGCAACAATATTATCAATTAATGCCATCTTATTTTATCCAATAATTTATCCATAAAACAATTTTGCGGAAAAAAGAAATGCCATATGTTCCTCATCGCATCATTAAAAAATAATTTCATTCCAACCAGGAATAATTTTTGATTCAGCCCAACCCTCTGTAAACTTCTCGTTTCTAAAATCATTTTTCTCCCAACGCGATTTAGTTAAATTATTTGCATGTCTTATATCAACATTAGGAAATTTACTTTCAAATCCTATTCTATCATTTTGTGGTTCAAAATGTCTATCAAACTTATCATTTTCAATCTGTATTACCTTCTCTCTATAAAAGTCTAATGCTTTTTCTCTAAAACAAACCATTCCACTTATTTGTTTACAATCATCTACCCACAAACCATATTCTTTTTCCATATTCCATTTCCAAACATTAGTATTAAAATAAAATTTATCATCTTTGGGAGTAAAATCAAAATGTGATGGATGATACAATACATCATGCTCACAGAAATATACAATCTTACTATTACACCTTTCTAAACACGATAATATCTGTTTAAAATATGTCTTTCTTCCTCTTTTTTCTTTTATCTGTTCATTATTCCCAAAATGAGCCATCGGCTTTAATGATGCACTTGTGATTGGTAATCCAATTGAATTCAATTGTTTTTGTACACCACGAGCTATCTTCAGTGGAATAGCATTATCTGTATAAAATATAATTCCTTTTTCTGAATTAGATTCCCATTCAGGAGGATTAAACTTATCTAATAGCCACTGCAATTTGTGTTTAGCATTAGGCCATTTATCATTCAAAAATATATCTCTTAAACTATCCTTGGCTTTCTTTTGTTCCTTTCCAGGATTAGGATAAGGAAAACCAAAATCACCACCTTGTGTTCTAAACATATGTGCATACCAAGTTGTCTTATTGCATTTAACTTCTCCACCACTTAACCAAGTCTTTAAAGCCACTTCAGCACCTTGTCCTCCCCAACTTCCCCATTCTTCATCACAAATATTAAGTTCCCAATACTTTTCTCTTGTCATTAAAAAGCAAGAACCTTGCAAACTCATAGTATCTACAATATCACCTTCTTGTTTTGCTTTATATTCACCCCAATATTTAAATTCTAAATCAGTATTGAAACGATATGATGTGCTTTGTGGAGACTCTTTGCCAATCCACTTAATTTCTTTTTCCATTTCCTTTCCACAGCACTCTAATGCTGGTCCTTGATATTCTCGTCTTCCACAAACACTACAAACTCTATCGAAGGCATGAAGATTTCTCATAATTGGAACCATCGTCCAATTGTCTTGCATCTTATCTAACATTTTTTTATCAAATCCTTTGTCAAAAGAACAATGTGCATCTATTTTCATAACATATTTAGAAAGACTTAATCTACAAGCCATATTTGTTGCAGCTCTTTGTCCAATAGAGACCGGCAAATAAACCACTTTAAGTTTTGGGTGTTGCTCTAATCCAGGTTCAGCCCATTGCCCATCCAATACTACAATAATTTCTGTATCTGCTTCCATATTTTTTAATATATCCTCAACAGTGTTCTTAAGAAACATTTCATTCCTTGCTGGTATTAAAATGCTAAGTTCAGCCATTATACATCTCCAACATTTTATTTATATGACCCCAATATGGAATATCATATGCTCTAAACTCACCAAGCTTCTTTCTCTTTCCTAATCCCTTAAATCCTAATGCCTCTT